GTTGATAGGGTTTGAGTCGTCGTTTGATTTGACGCATTGCCGATAAAAATTTTGTTTTCATTTAGATTTGGTGTGTCGTTTGCTCTACCTGCTCCGCCGACCTTGATCGATCCAGCGGACGCGTGAACTCGTTGAACCTTTCCAATGTTCTGAACGAGGTTTGATTCTCCGGTCGGCTTGGTTGCCGAAAGCGTTCCGGTTCCGTTTACGTATAAAGTATCGCCTAGCGTAAAGGCTGACGTGTCAAAATCAGAAAGCGTTCCGAATGTCACGATCTGCACCGAAGCATTAAGCGAAACGGTCGAACCAGCCAGTCCGAAAGAAGGCATGGTCGCCGAGTTGGAGGAATCCGCCTTGCTAACGACAGGAAGACTCCCGCTAACTCCGGAAACGTAAACCGCATCGCCTTTAGTCAGAGCCTCGCCAGCTTTTGCGTTAAACCGGACTGCCCCCTCGAGGTCGCCAATAAACTCAACCGCCGTCGCGTTCCCTGTCAGCGTAAGTGATGCGTGATTGACGGCATCGGTGTCGCCTAAGCCTAGATTGTCTCGAGCCGCCGAGTTGCTGGCCGACTGCATAAATGTATGGATGTCGCTACTGACTGTGATGTCGCTCATGGCTGCAAATATTTGTTTCCCGAAGGAGTTAAGTAAAAATTAATGCCATTGGGCTGGAGATAAAAACCTGAGACGAGAGCATATAGCCTATTGGCTATTATTTTTATAACTCCAGATCTGTGAGATCTCCTGACCCCCTCGATTTCCCACCGATAATCCAGATACTCTAATTGGTCTTTTATACTGCCACTAAAATGCCTAGCCTTTATTTCTACTTTATGCAAAGGTCTGTGCTTCCTTGATACCAGCGATTCACCATCGGTATAATGCCTCGCTCTGCCAAATACAGACGATCCTTGGGTGAATGTTTCAGATAGCTCGCCATATGAATTAAGCGAACTTCCCCTAGTGAATATTTTAAATCGCTGATTCATTGTTGTCTAATGGCTTTAACGATTAGCCACTGGCGTAATTGATGCCCTGCTGGTTCGACACTTTCGATAGTTAGCCGCCCATCGTCGTACTGAATCTCATAGTTCTCATCTAACCAGCTATTAAAGCGAGTCTTGAACTTATAAGCATCCATACTCTTTACTGATTCGCTATCTTTCACTTCATCCATCTTTATTTCCATTTCTTGTGCCCAGATAGATTTGTATAGCGAAGTAGTTAGCTCGGATTCCCCATAGCTGTTTACAGATTCGCTTTTAGCATAAACCTGGAGCCTAGAGGATAGCATTAGTAGAGTATGGCTTTATTGGTCGATAGGAGATTTAAGACCGCTGGGGTCCAGTCTATTTTGACTGTATTTAAGTGGCTCGAGCTAGCCGACCTGTTATCATATAGATCGGTCAAAAGCATTAGCATGGCCTGTTTTATGGATGCAGGAACGCTAGCCGCATCTGCATATCCAGACGAGAAGGCGATCCTAACCGCGTCGGGCCTATCGTATGTTTCCGGATAAGTCTGATCGGTTTTTTTAGCAATTACTGCTGGTTCTTTATAATCATTAACCAGGTAGTAGGTGCTGGAAAGAGTTTGAAGAACATTGTCCAGATCATAATACTGTATAGATGACAAGCTGCTATATGGCGGTTTAGGTAATTCTATTTCATCGCTAAACTCGCTTACGGCTAATTCAAAGCTCTGGGGCATTAAAGCCCTATTTGTGAATGACTCTACCTGCTCGCGAACTACTGTTATTGCCGTAGTAATCCAAGTGTCATCGTCGGTGAAATCCGACTCTACGCGGAGTTGGGCCTTAGCCTCTGACAATGTTATGGGTTCACTGCTTGGGCCTGTAGTGGTTTTGTAGCTGTAGTAGATAGGCATTTTATATAAGAGGAGATACCTCCCCAACTCGTGAAGTCTCCACTGATTAAATTATTAGACCATTGAGATGGGGAGGCTTATATTACCTCTGGGCTTTTAGACTTCTTAGCTCGCGGGGTTTTAACCTCCACGGCCCATCCGTTTTTGACCCATTGTTTGCCAGTGGCAGCGGCTACCTGGTAGGTATCCCCAACCCGATAGCCACTGCCTTTTGTAGCAAAACTTTTTATTGCTTTAATTTGCAATCTTAGGAAGCAGCTCCGTGAGTGAAAGAAGTGAAGGCTTCGTTCAGAATTACCTTCGCGTCGTTTCTCGTGCTGAACTTGTAGCCAACCTGGCCGTTTGCTGCATAGAGTTCGTTAAGCTTCTGAGCAGATACGCCAGCACGATCAGCAATCGTGTAGTAAGACATATCTCCAAAGATAACACTCTTTGCGTCAACCGCTGGAGCAGTAGCCTGAGTCGAGACGATAACGGGGCGACCCAAAATCGTGTCGGGCTGACCTGCTTGCAGACCTGGCTGCCATAGGTACTGATCGTCAGCATCTTTGAGCTTGCGGATCAGCTTTGCAGCAGCGTCATTCATCAGCCATGTAGCATTGCTGCGATACTGACGTCCGAGGCTATGGAAAACGTCGATCAGATCGTCGCTAGCGATTGCGGCAGTAGCCGAAACAGCTCCGGTCACATTGTTGCTGTAGGTTGGGTTGAACAGACCTTGAGGCTCGCTGCTACCAGTTCCGGTGCAGAAAGAAGCTTCTTCAAGGTTTGCAAAACGACGACCAGCCACGTTAGCTAGGTAAGTCTCAAGATTGAAGAAAGCATCCTGTAGAAGTTCTTCGGAAACCTTGACAATACCACCTGCTTTATGAGCACCGAGAGTAACGCGAGCGAACACGGGATCAGAAGATCCGTAGGCTCCTTCTTCTGCGACATATGCAAAAGAACCGATGCTGGACTCAACCGGAATGTTCCGATCTGAAGCGGTGCGGATTACGTTTGCAACGCTGCGGAATGGGTTAACATCCTGGAGGATTTCAACGATCTTGGTCTCAAAGGACTCAGGAACGATGAAGCCGCCTTCGGAGTCGGTGCCCACTTGTAGAGCAGCCAGCTTTTCGCCAGTTAGAGCAGAGAGTCCTTTGCGAGCATACTCATCAAAAGCCGCTCGGTAGTCGTCTACGCTATTTTCCCTTTGGATTGAGGGTTTGTAGCTGTCTTCGATAACAGAAGCCAACTTGTCTTCAATCTTGTTAATTTTCTCTTCAGCTCGGATTTGCTTTTCAACAGAATCAAAGTCGGCCTCAATTTTAGCCAACTTTTCTTGGTCTTCCGTATTCAAGCCTTCCTTACCATCGAGGAGAGAACGCATTTCAGTAACTAACTGAGCGCGCTTGTTTACTAGTTTATCCATTTTTTTAGTTGTGTATGGGTTGTTTTTTTTGGGCCGAGTCGCTCGCTAGAGCTTGGCCAGTTTGGTTAGTGTCGCCAGACGCTGCTTGGCAGATTCTAAACGAGCGACAAATTCTTTATCTGTGAAATTCTTTTCCTCTTCCTCTTCGGGGTCGTAATAAGCTTCGGAGTCATCTTCGCGACGAGCGTTAGCCCAAGCCTGTCCCGCGTCCCCGCCCCACAAGCTCCACGATATGCGCGATGCGGACGGGTAGCCATCTTCACCTGGGCGAAATCCTTCGGCTTCCTTGTTAACTTCATGCCTAGCGAAATAGCTAATCATTCGGTTTACAGTGTCTTGGCTAAGAGTCTTTCTATTCTTTATATCTCTAGCCCGAGCCACTCCAACTTCAGTTCCACCGCGATTATATTCCGCTCGCCACTCCAGCCCCCTGGTTGCTTCAGCCGCCATTTCGGCTGTTGGAACCATTGAAAGACTGTTGTGATCGTCTTGATCCTCCTCGCCCCGGGGTTGTTCAGAATCAGAGTTCGATTTTTCTGGCTCTGGTTCTGGATCTGGATCTAGACTCTTAGTGTTGAGAGCGATAATTGCCTCAAGCTCCTTGGGAGCATTCATGAAGCTATTTATATTAACAGAGGCAGCTTGCTTGAGTGCTCCTGAAATGTCTGTGGCGATGCCTAGCTCATATGCCTCTTCAGCAGTTAGCCAAGTTTCAGCCTCAAGCATTTTCTTGATCTCTTCGCGACTCAAAGGCGTATTGCTTTCATATATATCCAAAATAGTATTGGTATGCTTCTCCAACACTTCGGCTTCCTTGCGAAGTTCTCCGGCATTTCCTGCGATCTCAGTCCAAACCTCGTGAACCATCATTAGAGATCCTTCAGCCATTGTAAGGGTATCGCCAGCCATTGCGATGATCGATGAAATACTAGCTGCCAAACCATCCACGAAAACGTGAACCTGGCCTTCATACTCTTTAAGAGCATTATAAATAGCAATCCCTTGACTGACTGACCCGCCGCCGGAATTAATGTGTACGTCGATGTCTCCATCTAGATCGGATAGCTGCTTGATGACGTCTAAAGCTACAATTCCGTTTCCGCCGATTTGATCATATATATAAATCTTACTCATCTTCTACTTCCTCTTGATTAGGTGCTGATCCGAGTTCTGTGAAGTTTAGCGGCTGCAAATAGGTATCTCCCTGTTCGCCTATGCCGTTAAGTCCTTCCATTCTTCTGATCTCGTTAACAGATAGAAATCCAGATTCACGTCCGATACGATATGCATTATATCTAGCTTCGACATTCCCGCGAAGGAGAGCGTCCATATTGAAGCTGATAGAGAATTGGTTTCGTTGCGATTCTGGTATTAGGTTTAAATTCAACACCTGCTCGAGCGAGACTACAATCGGGCGAAGCGTTCCGGTAACAAAGTCCCGATTAGATTCCTCAACATTGGCTCTAGGCGTTGCCGACTCGATCTGCAATTTTGACAAAGGTACGCCAAATGTTCTGGCAATTTCTTGGGTCGTGATTTTGCGTTGCTCGGCCAGTTGAGAATCCTGGTAGCTGAAGCGTTCTGTAAAAGGTCTTAGACCGTCTGTCAGGATCGCCGTCTTATATGTATTCTCGGTTCCCTTGTGGCGGCTGTCGAATGCATCGCGAAGTCTCTGAATCTGTTCAGCCTTGAGCGTTTTATCAGATAGCAATATACTACCCATCTTTGCCCCGTTCTTAAAAAAGCTTGCCAAGTCATCTTGGAGGGCAATTGCTAGGCCGATTGTATCTTTAGCTAGCGTAGTAGTATCAAAGCCGAGAACGCCGGAGCTACTTAGCCCCTTGACGTGTAGAATCCTGGATCGCTGAACCTTTTTGCCATCGACCAGGTAGTCTATCTCGTTTGTGACAGGATGAATCTGCAAGCTCATGTCGCTTGGCTCAATCGGCATCATCTGCCTGACGTTTCCAAGACCGTCGCGACTCAACAGAGAGTATGAGTTTCCGCGAAGTATGAGATTGCTAACAATTGCCCCCATGACCTCGCTGGTCGTCATGTTCTTTGACGGGTTCAGTGTCAGGACGTTATAAAGAGGATGATTGTAGGCCTTTACCTTGTCTCCGTTTTCACTGTGCTCATAAATGCATAGTGGAAGACTAGAGATCGCTTTTGAGATGACGTTTACGCAAGCGTAGACCGTTGAAACACCCAATGCCGTGATGGGAGTTACCTTAACTCCCGAGGATGACAATCCACGAAAGAGAGCATCGACTAGCCACTCATCGGGCGATGATAGGTTATTTTGCGGCTCGTCTTTCGATTTTCTACGGAATGGATTACGCATAATGCCTCTATAGTAATATTACATGACTTTAGGGTTAATTGACTAAATATTTTATATGTTTTTTATAACTTTGTTTTTGACATGATCAAAGCAAGTGAAAGCCTCGGAAACGTATGACCTATTCAATAGAAGCAAGTGTGCATGGTCTAGCCGTGTACAAAATAGATGAATATCCCTCGACCAGCGTCCTAGCTGGTCAGGATAGAAAAACCGTCGTAGATTTCTACGATACCCTTGAGTTGGCAAAGGCCGATTATCCGAACGCGATAGTCGGCTTTTATGAGCCCCAGAACCACATTGATGGTTCTTTTATAGGCAATGGTTGGGAGGTTCACTCGTGATTGCCCTAATACTGGCGATAATCGCCGTAGAGAGCGGCGGTGACCAAAACGCCGTAGGCGATGCAGGAAAGGCCTATGGGCTCTTACAGATGCATTCTGCCTATGTGCAGGATGCGGCTGAGTGGGCCAATAAGGATTGGACCCATGAAGATGCGTTCGATCCGTACAAGGCCCGTCGGATCTTCATGGCGTACATGGATCGCTACGCACAAGATCACAAGCGGCCCGCCAGCATGAGCCGAGCAGAGTACATAAGCCGCATCCACCATGGTGGGCCTACGGGTTATTTGAAGGAATCTACGATTCCGTATTGGGAAAAGGTCAAAAAACACTTGACCGATCCAACCAAATAGCCAGTATCAGGGCTGGTTTTGGTTATGCAAGCCGTCCTCCTTAGCGGGAGGGCGGTTTTTTTGTGTTTAAACGTAAATTTGCGGTCCTTCGTCTTCGATACTGTCCTGCGATCTAGCAATCGCCATTCCGAGGGCTACCATCGGGTCAATCTTCTCTTTTGAGCGTTTTTTGTCCATTTTCCGGTTTCCTGCGGGATCTGTGGCCAAAATCGTGTTTGAACACGCCCAGGAAAGGACTGGATCGCCATTATGCTGCATTTTCTTGCCAAGAAGCAGCCTTTCTAAGCCACAAACCGCGTCATTCATAGAGATAAAACCCTGTCCAAACGGCACAAGCTCGAGCGATTCGTTATAGAGTCTCTGGACAAGCTCGGCTGAGAAATGCCTGTCATAAGCGATATCCTGGATATCTAGATGATCGCTCCACTGCATTAT